TGTTAACGAAGATACGCAAGTGACTGCTACTCTTATAACAGTAGGAACAACATCAACTGCAGGTCAAGCTAGTGTAACAATTACGTATGTCCAAGCAAATAATTTGCAAGACTCAGCAACAGCGTAAATAATTAATTAATGTGGGGCTTCGGCCCCACATATTTTAAGGAGAAAATATTATGAGTAATGGTTATTTATCAGATCAAAGAACCTCTCAGAGAGCTAGTACAGGAAACTTAGTAGAGGGTCCATGTAGAGTTACTTCTATACAAGCAGAAGGAATTGCTAACGCGGTTATTGTTTTATATGACAATGCAACTGCTGCAGCCGGAACTGCTCACAAATTTGAATTTGGCACAGAAGGACTAAGTGTTTTTATTCCTGGAAGTGGTGTTAGATTTAAAAATGGTGTTTGGGCGGTCATAACTAATGCACCTAGCGTTACAATAACGTTTAACTAGGAGGATCGATGGCATCATCTGGAACATCTACTTTTGAAAGTGGGTTTTTAATCGATGATATTATTGAGGAAGCCTATAATAGAATAGGTCTTAATAGCGTTAGTGGTTATCAATTAAAATCAGCACGACGTTCTTTAAACATAATGTTTCAAGAATGGGCTAATAGAGGTTTGCACTATTGGGAAGTAGGGCAAGTTAATATTGACTTAATTGAAGGACAATCTGAGTATAAATTTTTTAGATCAACGGATGACGGAACCAGTGCTGTTACTGATCCAGTAAATCTTTATGGTTTAGATGACATATTAGAAGCAGCTTACAGAACCAATAAAGGAGCTACTAATCAATCTGACAACAGTTTAACTAAAGTTGACAGAAGTACCTATCAATCTTACTCTAATAAATTAACAAAAAGTCAGCCTTCTCAATATTATGTACAGAGATTTATTAAGAATATAACGCTTACAGTCTATCCGGTACCGGATTCAACTGCAGCTGCTAATTTTATAACTATGTTTTATACGAAGAGAATTGATGATGTTGGTGGATATAGTAATACCGCTGACGTCCCATATCGTTTTGTTCCTTGTATGTCTGCAGGTTTAGCTTTTTATCTGGCACAGAAAAACAGACCCGACTTAGTTCAGAATTTAAAAATGTTTTATGAGGATGAATTAAATAGAGCTTTAACTGAGGATGGCTCTGCAACAAGTACTCACATAACTCCACAGAATTATTATCCAAATGTCTAGTTATTCAACAGGTAGAAATGCATTAGCTATTTCAGATAGAAGTGGAATGGCTTTTCCTTATAGAGAAATGGTAACAGAATGGAATGGTGCAAGAGTTCATTTTACTGAATTTGAACCTAAACATCCACAGTTAATTAGTCGTGTTCATAGTGGTGATAGAGTTTCTTTACGACACGCAAGACCCGATCGTGTTGAACCTCCAGTACCAATATTATTAACTGATAACGCTTTACAAGCAGGTCCAACTGATAGTGAAATAGTTACAGTTACTTTACCAGGACACGGTTTTAAAGTAAGTAGTGTTGTTAGAATAGCGGGGGCTGTTTCTTTCTTTCCTACCTATCCACAAGTTTCTCACTTAGAAGACGATGACATTAATATTGCAGCTGGACACACTGTCACTGCAGTAACATCAAATACTTTTGATTTTAATCCCAATGATCAAATCACTGCTTTCTTAACAACAAACTGTATACCAGGAACTACAACTGTTTATGTAGATATGGATGGAGTCTTAACAGAATATTATCAAGCTATAGCTACTTTTGCTACCAACATTGGTTTATTACCTGCTGGTCCTGATTGGTATGACTTGACACCTGCAATTGAATTTCAAGCAATCGCCGCTGCCGGCGGTGGTGCTTATTTTGCTAATCTTGATAAACGAGCAGAAGCAGACGCGTTAGTTGATTTAGTAATTTCTAAAAATGGTAGTTGGGCAGTTTTATCTACCGGACCTACTTATAACACTGAAAAAATAGCTTGGATTAATGCAAGATATACTGGAGCTCGAGCTCCAGTAAGTATGGATTTTGCGACTAACTTTGATAAAGGCCCTTTTGGTGGTGCCAACAAAATACTAATTGATGATAGAACTACTTATATAAATCAATTTGAAGCTGCTGGTGGTAAAGGCTTTAAATATTGGGAGAGTGGTGGTATACTTAATTTTGGAGGGCGTAATATGTCTATTACTAAAGTATCAACATGACCACATATGTAGAATTAAAACAACAAATACTTGACTATGCTGAGACGGATTCAGCTGTTCTTACTACTACTATTATAGATGATATAATTCAACATGCTGAGGATAGAATTTTTAGGACACTAGAATTAGACAATCAAAAAGAATATCTTAATGGTAATACAGCCGCCAATAACAGATTTGTATTGTTACCAGGTTATAGTACTACTGACGTTACTAAACCAACTATTAGTGATATAGCTAGTATTAGATACGTGACTTTATACACCGATTCAGGGACCAAGGAACGTCACGAATTAGTCCGTGTGGATGTAGATTTTTTAAACGAATATTACCCAACTCCAGAAGTAGGTTCTTCAGCTAAACCTAGGTATTATTCTACTTGGGATATGGGGCAAATAGCTATTGCGCCAACTCCAAATGCAGTGTATAAATTTGAGATAGGAATTATTAAAAAACCAACAGGCTTAAGTTCCAGTAATACCTCTACGTGGTTAAGCGTAAATGCTCCACGGGTTATATTATATGCCTGCTTATGTGAAGCATTTAAGTTTTTGAAAGCTCCACAAGATTTACAAGTTTATGAGCAATCTTTTTCACAAGCGCTCACAGAACTTGCTCAAGAACAATTAGGTAAAAAACGAAGAGACGAGTATAGGGACGGTAGTTTAAGAATACCAATACCTTCTCAAAACCCTTAATAGGAGAAAAAATTATGGCAATAGTACAGGCAGTAGCCAATGTCTTTAAACAAGAATTACTTAAAGGTAATCACAATTTTATTAGCGCAGCACAAGGCGGCGGTACAGCGGCATATTACTTAGCGTTATATACTTCTTCTGCAAGTCTAGGTGCAACTACAACAGCTTATTCAACAGCAAACGAAATTGCAAATACAGCCGGAACTGCATATGGTGCAGGTGGTAAACCAGCAGCAAACCCAACAGTAACTGGTGGCGCAAGTGTAACAACAGCTTTTGTAGATTTTGATAATGTACAATGGACTTCAGCTTCTTTCACAGCAAATGGTGGTTTAATTTACAGACAAGACGGAGGTAAACCAACTAACAATGCTGTAGTAGTTTTAGCTTTTGGTGGTAACTTTACCGCAACTAACGGAACCTTTACAGTTCAATTCCCGACTAAGGGTGGTGGATCAGAGATCATCAGATTAGGATAAGGATTTAAAATGCCCCTTGTTCTTAATGATAGAGTCAAAGAAACAAGTACCACTACAGGTACAGGAACTATTACCCTAGCAGGTGCAGTTCAAGGTTTTCAAGGTTTTCAATCAGGTATAGGTAATGCTAATACCGTTTACTATACTATTGAAGCTGATGGTGGTGCTGACTTTGAAGTAGGTCACGGTACGTATTCACAATCCGGTCAGACCCTTTCACGTACAGCAACTTATTCTAGTTCTAATGGTAATAACCTAGTTAACTTCGGAGCAGGTACAAAAAATGTATTTGTCACACAACCAGCTAATAGAGCTATATTTAAAAACTTTAGCAACAACACAGAATTTCCAGATAACCATAAAATAGTAGTGGGTAACTCTGGTGATTTAGAAATTTATCACGACGGAAGTCATTCTTATATTACCGATACTGGTACTGGAAATTTAAAAGCCAGAACTAATAATTTAGAAGTACAAAGTGGTAATGGTAATAATACATTAATTAATGCAGTCGATGGTGGTGCAGTAGACCTTTATCACAATAACTCAAAGAAATTCGAAACTTCTGCGGCCGGGGCGACCCTGACCGGAGCCTTAGTTGTTACGGGTACAGTAGATGGTCGTGATGTAGCGGCTGATGGTGTTACTGCAGATGCTGCTTTACCAAAAGCTGGTGGGGCAATGACAGGGGCTATTACAACTAACAGTACATTTGATGGTCGCGACGTTGCAACAGACGGGACTAAACTAGATGGAGTAGAAGCTAGCGCAGATGTAACCGATGCTGCAAATGTTGGTTCTGCTCTTACAGCATTTTCAACAGGCACAGACGCAGCAGCTTCTGATTTAGTTCCTTATTATGATGTAACTGCAAGTTCTTGGGAAAAATCAACTATTACAAATTTAGCTTTACAAGGACCAACAGGACCAACCGGACCGACAGGACCTAACGGACCTAACGGACCTAACGGGCCTACTGGACCAGGTGGTGGAACAGGACCAACAGGACCAGGTGGACCTCCAGGACCAGGTGGTGGAACAGGACCAACCGGCCCTACTGGACCAGGTGGTGGAACAGGACCTACTGGACCTACTGGACCAGGTGGTGGGACAGGACCAACCGGCCCAACCGGCCCAACTGGTGGCTTTAGTACTAACTCAAATGCACAAGTAAATAGTTTAGGTATAGGTACTGGCGCATCAGGAACCACGGGAGAAATTCGTGCGACCAATAACATTACCGCTTACTATTCCGACCCTCTTTTAAAAGATTTTGAAGGAAAAATTGATAACGCTTTATCTAAAGTAAAACAATTATCTGGTTATTATTTTAAAGAAAACGCTTTAGCTAAAACACTTGGCTATGATAATAACAAAAGACAAGTAGGGGTAAACGCTAGAGAGGTAGAAGCAGTTTTACCTGAAGTAGTTACCACTGCTCCTATTGATGACAAATACATAACTGTTTGGTATGAAAAACTTGTCCCTCTTTTAATTGAAGCAATTAAAGAATTAGACGACAAGAAAAAGGATAAATAATGTTTGGCTTTAATTCCTTTGCTGCAGCACCTTTCAGTGCGACCGGCGAAGGAGGCACAGATTCTGTAATTACTCTTTCTGGCGTTAGTTTAACCCTTACTCTTTCTAACACATTTAGTATTGAAGGTCGTCACCACGTTAATGGTACTGAAATAGACCTTACACTCAACTCAGTAATACCACAACTTGCTCCAACCATTGCTAGTAATGCGATAACGTCTGCAGTTGGTAGTGTTGAAGTAAATATTGATGTAGATAATATAACTGTTA